TACGCTCTAGCACACTTCTTAATTCATCAGGCAATATCACATCTTTAGCTTTATGTTGGTTATCAAATACCCATAAATCGAAAGCTAATCCTTCATCAACAGTGATGACGTTTTTCTCAATGGCTTGGAGTATGTTGGTATGGTTCATTAGTGAGAATATCCAAAGGTTACTGTTGCAGTTATGGCAAATGCCGATAGCCAATAGCAAACATCAGCATAGTTACCAGCAAATGCCCATCTGATAGAGTTAATAAAGTAAAGCACCATGATTAGGTAGTTAAATGCTTTAGGGTCTGTTAGTAGGTTCATGCAAATAACCTTTCCTGTGCTGTGGCTTGCGTGATGCGTTTTATTGATGCTTCGTAGTAGTCTTTGTCTAACTCGCAAGCTGTAAGCTCAAAGCCTAAGTTGTTGCAAGCGATAGCGTGTGAACCTGAACCTAAGTGAGTGTCTAGGATTGTTTGCCCTTCTTTTGCATAAGTGGCTAATAACCATTCATAAAGTGATATTGGCTTTTGAGTTGGGTGAATTTTGTCGCTTGTACGATTATCAAATCTAAATATACGAGCTACGCAATCAAAGCTAGTCCATGCCATTTCCCATGCTGAAAAGTTAGGCCACGGTTGACATTTATCCCAACAAATAACCCCTCTGCTTTTTGGCATATCAAAGTAATTACCACCCCAAATAATCTGATTTTTGCTAACACGTTTTAATTCATTAAAATATTCTTGTTCAGGGGCAATATCCCATTTTGTATTCCCTGTGTTCAAAGCTCTATTTTTTAATTTACCAGCACCTTTCAAAGCTCTATTTGAATGTGAGCTATCGCCACCTATCCCATAAGGAGGGTCAACAATAGCTAAGTCATAAAACTTATCAGGCGTGGATTTTAAAAGTTCCATACAATCCATGTTGTGAATAGTTGCTTTGCCTATGGTTATCATTTCTTAGCCTCTTTGCGATAATGAACAATGTTTTCGCCCATTTCTTTTAGGTCATCGGTATTGGTTAATTTTCCATGCTGTTTAGTCACTGCTCCATCAACCTTTAAAGTCATGCCAGCACCGAATGATTTATTTAGTTCAAACTCACGCCAAATATCACGCGCAAAATCTAGCGTATCCATGTTCTAGTCCTTGAATCTTTAGATCCTGCGAATTGAAGGCTTGATTCATCAAAGTACAATCCGATTGCACCCTCCCATTCGCCCTCACGCTGTTTAGTGCAAATCATGTAGGTATCAGGGCTTTCAAAATCATCAGCCTTAGTGCGAGCATCTAAATCTTTAAACTTAGTCCACACCTCGATAGCGTTATGTACGTTATCCTTGATTGCGCCAGTACCTTTTGCGCCTTGTGAACCAGCAGCTTGAGATTCATCACCCTTGCGGTTATGGTGGACAAAGTGGATATGAATACCTGTTTCCATCGCAATATCACATAAGCGAATTACAAAGTTTTTCTGTGCGTCATAGTCCGTTTCACTTGGCACTACACGCATTAAGCTATCAATAACAAAGTGCTTGCATTTGAGCTGGTCGGCTGCGTAGTAGATAACGCCATACAGCGTGTCAGGCGTTAGTGTTCCTTGTTTGTCATACATCCATAACTTAGACCTACAGAATGTTTTAAACTCGTCTAGCGCGTGTAGCGTTGGTTGTGTAGTGCCTGTTGCCTGATTCAGCATCCGTCTAAGTGTTCTAACTGGCTTCATCTCAAAACTGGCAATACAGACTGGCGCGTTCTGATCCATGAATCCTAGCGACACGTAACCAAGTGCCATTGATTTCTTGTGTCCTGAGTAGCCGTGCCACATTGAAACCTCGCCACTACGAAAGCGGATATTGTCATGAGTCTTTACCCACGGCAGACTTTCACCTTGAACAGTTTGATTAGGGTCTAGGCTAGCTTTTAATTCTTCGTAGAATGAATCCACATCCTTGATGTTGTCTTTCTCGCTTGTGCGAGTATTTGCGTATTCTGCATAGTCAATATTTCTAGGCATCATCAAAGAATCCATGTACTCAGACTGTCTTGCACTTTCATCAAATGCTAATAATTTTGCACTCATGGCTATATACCCTTATTCGCTACTTCTGAGGCATGGCGCAACCTACTGGCACATTTCAAAAGTCGCTGCATATCGTTAAAATTGACAGTTTCATCTAACATTTTCTTTACGATCATGTAAGCGATTAAAGTTTCATCTGCTGATATTTCAAGCACATCCCCTGCATAAAATGGTTTCTTAATCGCCTTATGCTCACCAGGCACTCTTGGCTGAACATCGTTCATGTCTAAACCTACCGCACCAAGCACGTCATCAATCGCGCACCCTTCGGCAAAGCAGTGAACCAGCACCATGCCGTTGTCATCACGTATCGCTAGGGATTGTTTTGTACTACCATGCGCTGGACAGCAAGCTCGCCATGAGTCTTTGCCAGTTTTTTTAACCTTGTCCAAACGGCTTAATAAATTGTGTACGCTCATATCACTTTCATCCCATTGAGTCCGTCTTGTTTTTTAACTTCTGATGGTGCTGGCTGTCTGCGTACCCAGTTGCGCCAAGTAGCCTCCCAATCAGCTTTCTTTGAATTGGATTGATTTGAATTTGCCAGCCAGTGGTCTTTGAAGGTTTCCGCAATCACTCTGATTTGTTCCTTCGTGAAAGTAGGCTTTTCATTCATAGCCCATTCACCCCATGCCTTCGGTAAAACCCAATCTTTAGGAAGTAACTTGCCAATTTGTTTTTTTGGAATTGGGGGAAGTTGTTTTTCTTCCCCAAGTATTTCTTCTGTTCCTGCTTCTGTTCCTGTTTCTGGCTTCGAAGGGGCTTCTAAGGGGCTTGCTAATTTATCTAAATTATTTAAACAAAATGCTTTTGAATATTTATCAAAGAACCCTTGTTTAATAAGGCTTTCAGATAGGTTGTCATACTGTTTTTGTATGTCTTTTACTCGGTTATCAGTAGGCTTTAATGAATCACCTATTTGGTAAGTTGCCATCTCATGCACATAGACCATGTCAGAATCACTATCTATGGTGCAAAACCCCCCTTCAATGAGCCTTTGAAGCCCCTTAGAAGCCCCTTCAATTGATAAGCCAGTATCAAGGTGTATATATCCAATTGGACAATAAAAAACACCAATCATATTTGCATGAGGACTAGTCATTAAATACATGGCAACTATCTGTGCATTGCTATCACCACGAATAGATTTTCCTGTTTTGCCTGTCCAGAATGTCCCAGATACTTTTGAATAATCACGCATTAAGCTAACATCTCTTTCACAGCTTTAACCCATGAACGCACCGCCTTGCATTTATCTTTGTCATTAGTCGTAGCTGGTATAGCTTTAGCTCTACGAATAGCTAGTTTTAGTTTATTCATTTTCTTCTTTCATAAACTTAGCCAAGTTAATAGAAACGAAATATGCAATAACTAACCAAGCAATCATTCCAATTACAATCAATGTGAGGTTATTCAATTAAGTTCCCCTTATTTTCTTCCAATGCTATTGGATTGATATTTAATAGCTTAAGCATCACAATGGATTCATCAATTTTGTGATTGAAATACAGCGAGAGGATTTGAATAGTGATGTCAGTACGCGAAGTTACATGGCCAGATGTTTTAGTTTCAGAAATAGAAACCGCATCAATTAAATCTATTAATGCTTTAGGTATGGTCACTCGTAACTCTGCGGTAGATTCACCGTATCTATTCAATTTAGACATTACATCCCCTTGCTACTTGTAAATCACGTATTTGATATGCACGTAAATGAGGTACAGAATCACCCCATCTATGGACAGCTTGAACAGAAATACCGAGAGCTTTTGCAATCCCTCGCACACTCCCAAAAATCTTTAATGCTTCAGTTGTTTTCATAATGCAAACATTAAACCATAGTTTATTAAAAATAGCAAACCATAGTTTTGTTTATTTATTGGATAATGCCGTCATGCAAGGTGATCGTATAAACGAAGTGATGCAGCAAATGGGATGGACGCGTGCCGACCTATGTAGGCAAATCACGTCAAGAGGCCACCAGGTGACAGAACAGGCCATTGGTAAGTGGTTAACTGGTGCAACTCAAAACATTAAAGGCGAGTACTTCTTCGCCATTCAAGACGCAAGTGGATATAGTGCAAGGTGGATGATTGAGGGCAAGGGTTCAAAGAAAATACAAGCATTGCACCCACTAGATGCTTTCAAGCAAGCATTTGATGAAGCTGATGATATGGCGCAAAGAATGGCTATAGATTCACTACGACTTATTAAAGGCTATAAGAAAGAAATTAAGCCAGAGCACTTAAAGCAAGCCTAGTCCGTCATAAATAATTCATTTATTATGTACGTTATCGCACATATAATAACCCTATGTGCTATATTGTTATAAAAATATAAGGGTTATTATATGAATCAAATTAGGGAACTTGGTTTAAATAGTGTCAATACCTACTCAAGAAGTGGGAAAGATAGGAGAATAAACTCCGCTATTGATGATAACTCTAATACATCATTCAATAATTTTAACGAAGATTTAGCTGTCATGCGTAATTATTTAATGACATTCTCAGAAGTAAAAAGAAAGCGCATATTATCGTTAGTGGCCTGCCATGTTTCACCTGATAACCTGCTTTATCTCCCCCCCCAAACTATAGTTAAATAATACATTAAGCCCTTCTGGGCTTTTTTTTCGTCTATTACATAAACAATGGTTGACTATCTAATTAAACTATGGTTTAATACTATCCATGCGGTAAACGAAACAACTCGAAAGATATAGGCATAAGTCGAAATCAGGTCGGTTGTTTAGCAAAGAATAGAACGTGCATTAATCCCCATAAGGGCGTTTCGCTGTCATTAGATAAGTCCCTTAAGCGATACAGTAAATTTAGGAGAATGAGATGAAAGTTTCACAAGTAGCACAAATTAGCGATTACATGATTGATGAGAAAACAGAGGAATTACAGGCCGAATATGTAGCTGATGATAGTTACCTAAACGATGCGCTATGTGATTGCTTTGCTGAAATACGCGCTATTTATAACGCAAATACTACTGATGACAAACTGGCTGCAGTTGATGACTTTAGAGCGAAGTTAGCCAAAGTTATAAAGAATGAAGATTTGGTGCGCTGTGAAGCATTCGACTTTTATAAAAATCAATTAGCTTGGGGTTAATCATGGAACGCACACTAGAAGAATTTGATGAAGTGATAACTGAAATATTGCTCACTTATAAGATTAAAGAACAGGCTATTTTAAGAGAGATTGCTAAGGATATTAGAGAGTTGAAGTTTAAGGAGAATTCAAGTGACAGATTATAAAGATTGTGGACTAGATAAAGAGCCAATCATTACCACTTACGACTGCATATTTGCTTTCTGCTTCGGGGCGATAGTCTTAATCGCAATTTCATTCTTGGCTACGGTATGACATTTTTCATAATCTTTGGTCTGGTAGCTGGCATATTAATATTGGCAGTAATTGGAGGTAAGTGATGGCGAATGATGCTTACATTGATGATAGCTATCTACAAGCACAGCAAGAGCAAGAAGAACAAGAATATCAACTTTATTTATACGAATTACAGACTTTAGGAGTTAAAAATGTCAATAGCCACAATGGTACTAGGAACATCAGGAACAGGGAAATCAACAAGCCTACGCAATATGAATCCAGCGGAAACATTGCTAATTCAAGTGGTAAAGAAACCACTCCCTTTTAAATCTAATTGGAAGTCAGTTGGTGATGGTGGAAATATCTATCACTCTGATAATTGGGAATCAATTATTAAGGCTATGCAGAAAACAACACGCGAGATCATTGTTATTGATGACTTGCAATACTTACTAGCCAATGAATTTATGAGTAGAGCACATGAAAAAGGCTATGAAAAGTTTACTGAAATGGCTAGACATTATTTTGATGTAGTAACAGCCGCAACTCACTTGCCAGACTACAAACGTGTTTATTTGTTATCACATACTGATGTGAGCGAACAAGGCCAAGTGAAGGCTAAAACAATCGGTAAGTTATTGGATGAAAAGATAACGATAGAAGGATTACTAACCATTGTATTACGCACTCACGTTATAAATGGACAGTATGTGTTTAGCACTAAAAATAGTGGTTCAGACACAGTTAAAACGCCTATTGGGTTATTTGATGATGACCATATAGACAACGACTTGTTAGCAGTCGATAAAGCTATCAAAGAGTATTACGACTTAAAACAGGCAGCATAACTTAAAGGACTTAAAAATGAGCTTAACACTTAATGCAGCAGAAGCAAGACAGGCAGACCGAGTAAATACATCAATCAAAGAATCAGGCAAGTACATTGGTGTGATTACTCGCGCTGAAAAACTTAGAAGTAAACAAGGTACAGAAGGTTTTGGATTGTCATTAAAAACAGATGACGGCTCAACAGCTAATTATTTAGATTTATATACAGTTAATTCTAAAGGCGAAACATTACCTAGTATGGCAACTGTGCAAGCCATTCTTTGTTGCACTCGTACCAAAGAGGCTAAAGAAGGCAATATCAACTTTGAAAAATGGGATAGTGAAGCCAAGCAAATTGTTAAAGCAACTGCCAATGGCTATCCTGATTTAATGGGTAAACGCATTGGGTTGTTATTACAGCGCGAGTTATCGACTAATAATACCAATGGCAAAGATGTTGATCGTGTCGTTATTTATGGTGTGTTTGAAGCTGATAGCGAACTGACAGCAAGTGAAATATTAGATAAGAAAACACAACCTGAAAAATTATCAAAGATGATTAGCTCATTGAAGTCAGTTAATGATAGACGCACAGGCGCAAGTACATCTAGCACATCATCTAGTCACACAAATGACTTTGATGATAGCTCTGATATTCCCTTCTGATAACCATTCGCGCAATGCCAATAAGTCGCGATTAAGGATTACAAAATGAACTTATACCAAACAACCCAACTAGCACAGCTACAGAATTATGTAGATGAAGAAACAGGCGAGATTGATATTGATAGCTTCAATCGATCACAGATTGCCCTTGCAGATAAACAGCTTGCAGTTGTAGCTTATCTTAAAAATGAAGATGCCAATATCAAGCTACTTGACGGTGCAATCACAGAGCTAACAGCACGCAAGAAGGCTATGCAATCTCGCCATGACAGCTTAAAAGATTATCTGCTAGTCAATATGCAAGCCAATGGCATAACAGAGATTAGCGCGCCTAATTTCACCTTTACCGCTAAGTTACAGCATAACCCTGTCAGTGTAATTATTGATGATGAAAGCCTGATTGAAGATTGCTATAAGACTATGCCACCGCCACCAGTAGCACAGATTAGTAAGACGCTGATTAAAGAGGCTATACAAGGTGGTGATGTAGTACCAGGCGCAAGGCTTGAAAGCAAAATGCGAGTAGTGATTAAGTGAACACTTGCAAGTGAGTTAGATATGAGTTCGGTGGCAAGACCATAGAAAGACTAAGTATCTAGCCGATTAGCCTAAGTAACTTTAGATACTGACAGTTAATCGAGTGGATATTAAATTAAAGGAATGTAATGAGAATACTAAATCTTTATGCTGGAATAGGCGGTAATAGAAAGCTATGGGGGGGGGCATGAAGTGGTAGCTGTGGAATATGACCAGGCAACTGCTGATGTTTACATTTCACTATTTCCTGATGATGAAATGATTGTTGGTGATGCTCATGCTTATCTACTTGAAAACTACATGAACTTTGATTTCATTTGGGCAAGTCCACCATGCCCTAGTCATTCAGATATTAGACGCTGCGGAGTTCATGCTGGACAGTATGAAGCACTCTATCCTGATATGGCTTTATACCAAGAGATTATTCTGTTAAAGAACTTTGCACCATTAGAAACTAAGTTTTGTATTGAGAATGTAAAGCCATATTACGAGCCATGGATAACGCCTGATGCAACTATTCACCGTCATTATTATTGGTGCAATTTTAAGATTCATCCGTTTGAAGTTCAAGATGAAAGAAAGCATAGCAATATAACAGGATATGGTGAAGTTTACGGATTTAATGTGCAGGATTCAATGATTAAAGACAAACGTAAGGCACTAAGAAACATGGTTGACCCTGACTTAGGCTTACACATTCTTAACTGTGCTGAACGTAAACAATTGCCAGTTAACTACGGACTATTCGCATAAAGGATGGATAAACCATGACCGATACAAAAAGTAATTTGGAATGTGCAAATAATGCACTGTTTGAGAAGTGGTGGAATTCAGACACCATGATAGAAGGTACATACGATGGAAAAGAGATTGGAACTCCATTATTTTGGGCGCATCAAGGATGGTTAGCATCATCCCAAGTAGCGCAAGGTAGGATTGATGAATTGGAAGCTGCTGTTAAACTTGTATATGCTAGATTTAGCGATGCTGTAGCTGAAATCACAGCACTTGAAGCTAGGAATAGAGAGCTAGAGAGTACTTTGAAAGAAATTGAAACATCTTGTTATAGATGGATTAATGAACCTAATACTGAAAAAGGTTACGACAGAATTAAGTACAGCGCAATTACAGCTAACCAAGCCCTACTATCCACCCAACCAACAGATGCGCTTGATAAAAAGGAAGTGAAATGAGCGAAATGGGAGAAATGTTTAACGATTTAAAACAGCATAAGCGCGAGTTAAAAGCCCAGTATGGAATACCTTGTCCTAAATGCAAAATTAAGTTGCCAAAAGCTCAAGCAAAGATACTAATGCCAAATCAAAAATGTTGGTGTGGTTATCGTGACGAAAGACCAAGACTAACTGGAACTGTTAAAACTTCTGTAGGTACACAGGATTTAGGAGGCTAACCATGAACATTAAACAAATAGCACTGAACCCTTGCCCATGTGGTAAGACACCTACGAAACTTTGCTTATGTGATGCAGGGCAAGGCGGTAAATGGGCGAATGTATCAGGTGATTGCTGTAATGAATGGACACTTGAATTTAGAACTGAATATAACGCTTTAGACAGCGAAAAGTGTATTGAATTGGCAACCGAAAGGTGGAATGAAGCTACCAACGCACTTATAGGGGATAGTGAACCTGTTTGTTACACATGGAATGATGATGGTGTAGATAAATATACCAACGATAAAGATTATGTTGAAGCGTTAGTTGAAGCGTTACATAAACGTATCACTGTTATTCCTTTATTCACCAAACCACCTAGCCTAATAGCTAAAGAGGCAGAGTGTGAACGGTTGCGTGAACTGTTAGCAGAATCCGCAAACACTATAGCTAATAATGTAGGTGAATGTGAACGGTTGCGGAAGGCTTTGGAAGGATTGGTAAAAGATTTAAAAATGAGAGCAGATAATCTGAAACAAGAAGATGCTCAAGGTGTTGTTGCTTGTGGCAATGGCGTTTGGATTAGAGCGTGTGAAGCATTGAAAGGTGAATGATGAAACTTATCCCAGCCAATGAAGTAGCACAGATACTAGGCTACTCTTACGACTACTTTCAGCGAGTAGTTAAGAATCAGTCAACATTCCCAAAGCCTATTAAACTTACGCCTAAAGCACAGGATAAGTGGCGCGATATTGATATTGATAATTATTTAGAAAGGTTAGCAGCATGAAAATTGATAGAGATATAGTAATAAAGTTTGCTTTGGAATCAGGATTTGAAATGGCATTTGAAAATGAAGTTGGGATTATTGGTGATTACAATATTGGATATGAGCTAACCGATCAATTAGAAAAGTTTGCAAATATCATCCTAACTTATCAACTAAATCAACTGCTGACTTGCGGTAATAAATCTGCAACATAGATAAATCTTTATGCCCTACCATTTTTGCTAATTCAAGTATATCTAGCTTACCTGCCAAACGTGTAATAGCTAAACCGCGTGAATCATGAAAGTGTAAGTTATCAATCAAGCAGAGTTTTTTAGCTTTACGAAATAAGCTATCTAGCTGACTAGTCTTAACATTAAACACTAACTTTTTATCTAATCCTTCACATTGTTTCAATATCGCCATAGCTTTAGTGCTTAAAGGTACGCTACGAACTCCAGCATAGGTCTTAGAATCGTTTATCTTAGCTACACGACCACTTATATCACTCCACTGTAAATTACACAGCTCTTGCGCTCTAAATGCTGTTTCAATAGCAAACATGAAACAAGCACCTACTCTACTGGTAACTGTTGTTAGTTTTGCACCAGTTGAATAATTAAGCGCAAAGCATAACCGTTCTATTTCATCATCAGTGATTAGCCTATCGCGCGGAGGTGTAGCTTGTGGTTTCTTTAGTCCAAGCATGGGATTAATCTTTAGATATTCCCACTCGGTTACTGCTATCTGTAAGCAATGGCTAAGTAAAGCCCATTCACGCAATACAGATAATGCTGATACTTCTTTTAATCGTCTATCTCGCCAGTCTGCAAAGTGTGATTTAGACAGGTCTGCTATCTTAATTTTAGCGAGGTCATCATGCAAAAATTTAGCTATTCTGATACGTTCCCACCGTTCACCCTTCTTTTTTACAGATACTTTATCTCTATAATCCTCTAAGAGTTTACCAAATGTAATGCTAGGCGTTACACCGTTACCTGCTCTAAGTTCAGATTCCCAAACATAACCTTCTGCTTTGGTAGCAAATACTTTTGAACGTGGTTTATAGTTTACTGTGACTTGAAAACGCCATTTACCGCTTACTGTCTTTGTGACGTTTGCCATGATAGTTAGATTATGTGTAGAAAGTAGTTAGACTATAAAACTATGTATAACTAAAAGCAACTAACTATAACGAATTATAACTAAGATATAAGTACCGTATCTAATGGCTATAAAGCCACTAAACACGGTGTTTATAGGGGATTTTACTACTTATATTTGGTGCGAAAGGAGAGCATCAATAGGCTAATGCTACCAACGCATTCATAGGCAGTAGTTAGATAAATGGTTAGACTAATTTGTTACTGTAACTACCAAAGCTGAAACCGCAGCAGGTACGTTAATAATAACATCGGGGGCTTTTACAGTTACCAATTCTGTGAAAATATCACCTAATACACCTTGATTCAAGTCAATCGCATTCACTGACACGATATGATCGCCGGCAGGTACGTCTAAGAACTCAGCATCGAATGGTGCAACATCTTTCACTT